TCGCCCGCCTCGCCATCGGCATGGAGGAGCCGTGGGAGTGGCGGCCGGGGCGGGATCTGCTCCCGAAATACCTCAAACACCTGGAAGACCCCACGCGCGAGGTCGTCGCCCATAACGCCCAGTTCGAGCGGCTGCTGATCGAGGGCGTCCTGCACCCGCGTCACGGCTGGCCCCTGGTCGCGATCGACAGATGGATCTGCACGATGGCGCGCGCCCGCGCCCAGGCCCTGCCGGCCTCACTCGATGGGGCATCCTTCGCCCTGGGTCTTCCTTTCCGAAAGGACATGGTTGGGCATCGTCTCATGCTCCAGATGTGCAAGCCCAATCCCAAAGCGAAGCCAGGCGCGTCGATCTGGTTCGACGACGAGGAGCGCATGAACCGCCTGTCCGCCTACTGCCGGGATGACGTGGTGGTGGAGCGCCAGGTGCAACGATCCACGGCCGCCCTGCCCCCGCCGGAACTCGACGTGTGGGACCTGACGGAAAGCATGAACGACAGGGGCGTGCGGTTCGATTTGGGCTTCGTCGAGGCGGCGTCGATCGTGGCGGAAGAGACCGTCGCCCTCCTCAATCACGACATGAACCTGCTGACGGTTGGGGCCGTGAAAACCGCGTCCAATATCGGCGCGCTCAAGCAGTGGTTGATGAAGCGCGGCGTGGATCTGGCCCCACCTCCCGACCCAACGGTCAATCAGGGTGAACTGCTCGAAGACCTGGAAGAGGTTGAACCGGAAGAAGAGGTGATCCCCGATCTGCGGCGGCGGGATGTCCTGCGCCTGATCGCCGATCCCCGCGTGGGGCTGCTGGAGAAGAGTGTCCTCCGGTGCCGCCTGGAGGCTGGCAAGATCAGCGTGAAGAAGCTGGCGGCCATCAGTGACCGCTCCAGTGCCGATGGCCGCGTAAGGGGTCTGCTCGGCTACCACGGCGCATCGACCGGGCGGTATATCAGTCAGGGGTTGCAGGTGCAGAACTTCCCCCGCGACGTTGTCGCGGACTGGGAGGGCCACCGCGCGCTGCTCGACCACGGCGCCGCGATGGTGGACGCCATCGCCGGCCCGCCGCTCGATGTCGTCTCGAAGATGTTGCGCGGCGCGATCATCCCCGCCGAGGGTCACGAGATCTGCACCGGGGATTTTAGTTCCGTTGAAGCGGTGGGTGTGGCGTGGCTGGCGGGTCAGACCGATCTGGTCGAGGCGTTCCGCCAGAAGCGGAAGATATACGAGGAGATGGGCGCCCGTGTTTATGGGATCGACCCGACCACGATCAAAAAGGACAGCACTTCCAGACACGTTGGGAAAACCCTGATTCTCGGGTGTGGCTACCAGATGGGGTGGTACAAGTTCCGCGAGACCTGCATCGCCCAGGTCGGTACCATCCTCGCCCCGGAAGAGGCGGAACGCGCCGTTAACGTCTATCGCGGGACTTACAAACAAATACCCCGCCTGTGGGAGGACATGAACCAGGCGGCGATCGACGCCGTGCGTCACCCTGGTCAGTCCACCGCCATCTGTGGCGGGCGCATTCGGTTTCGTATGGATCGCAAGTGGCTGCGGATGCGCCTGCCTTCGGGGAGATACATCTGGTACAGCCAACCGTTGATAGAGACAGGTCGTTTCGGCAACGATTGCGTTTCGTATATGGCGGTCAACAGTCTGAACAAGAAATGGGAGAGGCAACAAACGTATGGGGGCCGGCTGACCGAGAACGCCGTGCAGGGTTTGTGCAGGGATTTATTGGTTCACGCCGCGCTGCGCCTGGAACAGGAGGGTTATCGCCCATTAACTCTGATCCATGACGAGGTTGTCTGCGAGCCTCCCGTGGGGTTTGGCGATGTGGACTCCATGTGCGCGATCATGTCGGAGTTGCCTGACTGGGCCGAGGGTTTTCCGCTGCGAGCCGAGGGGTCGCGCGGTCCACGGTATATGAAGTCGTGATGGTCCCCGACCTCATCAACGCGCTGCGCCGCCAGATCGAGGAACTGGAGAAGGAGCATGATGATCTGCTCCGACAGATTGAAGACTTAACAGTGAAAAGGTTTAACAAGATGCAATCGACAGAAACCACGATCCGCTACAGCGTCATCAGGACGGCGGGCAAAAGCGAAAACGGCCGCTACGATGTTCTCCGCCACGAACCCGGTCGCACTGATGAGGTTTTGGCGCACGGGTTGGCTTTCAGGCACGCCACGAGGATCATCACGGCGCTTAACGAAGCCGTGCGGCCATGAACCACTCCCTCGCCTGGCACTGGCATTTCAGACGGAGCCGCTCCCGGCTCTGGAGCGACGCCTGGGGCTGGGCCACCGACGCCACGGTCGTTGTTACCGTGGCCGGTGTGTTCTGGTGGGTGGTGGCGACGTTATGATCGGAACTCTGTTCGTCGTCTTCATGGTGGTACCGTTCGCCATCACACTGCTTTACCTGGTGTTCCTGCTTCTGGGGCTGGCGGTTCGCGATCTTTCCGAGCCTCCGCGCCGGATGCCTCCTTCTCCTCCTGTCGGCGACTCCCGCCTCCCGCTGGGGCCGCTGACGGTGGCGGTCGTTCTGACAGTGGTCCTGGTGGTGATCGGCCAATAGGTCAGCGTTGAGCGTCGAGACCCAGTAAATTAAACACCGGAACCGCCCGGTTGGGGTCTGGCCTTGGGCCGCCCAGTGATGTGTCGATTACGCGCCCTGATACCGTTGAACTGTCCGCCCAGGCGCGCAGGGGCCGCCCCACCGCCAGACCGGGAAGGATACCCGCTGTAAAGCGGAACGGATGGTGAGCAAATTCATAAGCCTGCGTGCGTGGCGCCGTGCCGCTTTCGGGGATATGCCCGAAGAACTGCTTTCCGATCCGGCCCAGCTCCGGCAGCGCGTCATCGCTGAACGCCACGCCGCTGGCGGGACCGTCGAATTTCTTCGCCTGATTGATCGTCGATTGCAGCAGCGCCGCCGGTTGGATATCGCCGGTCCCGGACTTTTCCGCCAGGGGACGGATGGTGTGCATCGCCCGCCACTCTTTATCGAGGCGCAGCAGATCAGCGGCGGTGCCGGGTGGAGCGGAGCGGGTGAGTTGTTGCTTTAGCGCCTGGTTGATCTGGGCCAGGTAAGGGCCCGCCGCCTCCGGCGCGGCGGCGGAGATCTTCGCCAGGATACCATCACTGGCGGTCAGTGATTTATAAGCGGTGCCCGTGATGGGGCCACCGCCGAACGCATCATGTATTTCGCGAATGGCTTTCCCCACGTAGCTCGCCGCGTTGGGGTCCAGGACGCGGGTCGCGTCAACGCCAACATTCGACAGGTCGTTCACGAGTTGAGGCGAGTGCGGAATGGCCGTCACCCGGCCCAGTGCGGTATCGTAGCCGGCGCTGATATTATCCCGCATCGCCTTCATCTCGGCGGCGCCCATCGTATCCGCGGCGGAGCCACCCTCTTTCATCAGCGCGCCCTGGAACTGCCTTTGCCGCGCCAGGGCAGCGGCGTCCTCGCCCGTCCCCGGCAGGGTTCGCAGGGCGTTGGTGAACATCCTGGCCTGCTGGTTCGGCGTCATGGCATTGACCGGGATGGTCATGCCCAGCTGCCTTGCCTTGTCGGCCAGCGTGGCGATCTCCGGCCGGATGCCGCCGTAGAACCCGCGTAGCGTGTCGAGATATCCTGTCAGTTTTCCAATGACCGGCCCCGCCACGCCGCCGGTGATAGCGCCCTTGGCGATCTGCTCTCCGGTCGATTCATCGTAGCCGGAAGCGGTCATCCCCGCCTGCGTGCCACCCTGGGCCGCGCCTTGCGTCAACAGCCGGAGCGCGGCCGGCAGGCCCTGGGAGACAGCGCCAATGCCTTTCCCGATGAGGCCGGCAGGCCCCGCCGTCGAGGCGATCTGGCCACCCACGCGGCCGATCTGGGCGGCGGTGCTGTCGCCGTATTGCTTCTTCCACGCATCGCGGTCGGCTTTGAGACGGGCCGTCGTGTCGGTGTCAGCCGTATCCGGGGCGCCGCGTATCAGGCTACGGATCGCCCGAGCGGCATCCGTGTCCGCCGGTGCGGGGAAGATCGACCTCAGGACGTTCGTTCCGGTATCGGCCGCATCCAGGACGCCGCGTATCGCGCCGGAAACGAACGGCATTCCCTGGGAGCCCGGCCTGCCGCCGTAGGCGTCATCGTTCGGGTTTGTCGCGTACGGGTTATCGGGTTGGCCGTTTCTGTAAGGCACCTTCAACGGGCTGTCCTGCCGCTTCTCCGCCTCCGCCAATGGGTCGTAACCGGAGGGCAACGCGGCGGTGACGCCCGATGGGGGGCCGCCATTTTCTCTTATCGCATCCGCCAGTGGGTCATAAGCCATTACTGGGGCGCCTCCGGCACCATGATGATATGGCCGCGTTTCGTTACCTTACCATCCTTGTTCAGTTCATCCGGTGTCCGCAACAACATGCGTGGTTTCGTGTTCGCCTTCCACCAGACATCTCGTTCCTGGTCCGACATGGCTTTGTATTCTTGCGGCACCTGCGGAACGATGTCGCCCATTTGCTTGTCGGCTTCGACCTTCGCTTTCTCCCAGGACAGTCCTTTTCCCTGGTCCCAGAGTTGATGCACGCGATCGATGTATTCGCGTTTCCGGTCATGGATCAATTCTATGGTGGCGAGCATGTCGGCGCGACCCTCGGGGGTGATCGACCCCTTTGGGACGACCTTCTGTAGGAACCGAAGATCTCCGTCACTGAGGTTACCCATCTGCACGCCCTTGCGGAGATCCATGACCATCTGCGTCGCCGCCACCTCATACGCCTGCTGGCTGTTCAGGTGCGCCAACGTCTTTTCGTCGCCCAGGCCATGTTGCACCATGACATCGCGTATGGTCTGACCATTCGGCAGGGTGATGTTCTCAAGCGCCGTCGCGGTTCCCGCCCGATCGGACAAGGCACGCAGGACATGCACCTGGTCGATCGACTGACGCGCGGCGTCGCGGGTTTCCGCCATCTTCTTACGCTCTTCGACGATGACCTGACCTTCCTGCTTCGCCGCCTCGGTCGCGCGGGCCTCGGTAGCGGTTGCCGCTATCTCCTGCATCTTATGTGACTGCGCCTGCATCGCCGTCGCCGCCGCGTCGTAACTTTTGATCTGTTGCTCATAACGAGGGCGGACTGCTTTTTCCTGTTCGTCGGCCCACTTAGTTAAATTAACCGCCGCCTTCTGCGCTTTATCCTGCGCCGCCAGTTCGACCTTGGCTTTGATCTCCTGCCTCGCGGCCAGAATGTCCGCCGTCTCTTTCGGGTCTGGTTTTACTCGGGCCGCGTTGGCTCGCGCTCTTTCTTCAATCGCGGCGGCCTCATGGGCGAACGCCGCGTTCTGTCTCGCCGTGAGGCTGGGATTGAAGTCTTCGGTGTTCGGTGGCGGAGCGGCCTCCCGCGCGAAATACTCTTTGTAAACTCCAGGATGCGCGACGACGACGCCTCCGGCGATCGGGATGGGCGGCAGCTGCGCGGCGCTCGTCGGCTGCCCGCCCGCCTGCGCGGTGACGACCGCGCCTGGTTGAGGCGCCCCGGTCCGTGCCGGGGAAGACGCCCTGCCCGCCTCGATCTCGGCCACGGTGGCGTCGCTGCCGGGGGGCGAGGGCGGGATGACGTCGGAAGTTGGTCCCGCCGGTCCCGCCGTCTGGGCCGTGCCGGCCAGCAGGGGCGGCTCCGGGGACGGCATGGTGGCCTGCCCAGGTGCTGCCGGCGTCGCTGGAGCGCCTGCCTTGGCGGGCGCCTGTCCGTAGCCGACATACCTTCCGGCGACAGATGCCCGCGCCGCCGCGACGGCATCAGCGTTCTTCGGGTTCTCGAAGCCCTTTGTCCAGATCGCGGCGGCTTCCTGGGGTGTCTTCGCCTGCTTCAGCGCGGCGCCAACGGCGGCGTGCGTGCCTTGTGGAGATATCTCCCAGGCGGCGAACTCATGCTGCTGCGCCTCGGTCGGGTTTGGTCCGTAGCGTTTGACCAGTTCCGCCATGCGGTCGGCGTGGTGCTGGTAGAGGCCAAGGGATGTTCCGCCGTCGCCTTTGGCGCCGGGATCGAATCCGCTCTCGGCCCCTGGGCCGCCGGCCATGATCCCGGCGACCTGTTCCGGTGTGTAGCCCTGGCTCGACCAGAACGCGGCGGTGCGCGTCGCGACCTGCCCGGCGGGAGAACCGGGGTCTGGCGGCCCGCCAGCCGCGCCGATGCTGGTGTTGGTCGAACCGGGCCTCAGCAGTTCCCGTTGCCGCGCCGCCGCGCGCTGATCCTCTTGCAGTTGCAGATACGGCAGCGCCTCTTTCAGCCGCGCGATCTGGTCCTGCTGCTGCTCATGCGCCATCTGTTGCGCGGCGTAATGTTGTGCCGCCGAAACCGCCTGGGTGTGGCCGAGATTGCCGCGCGCCGCGTCCAGACCCTGGCCGAGGATCGATCCGAAGGAGTGTGGCATGACCGACCAGTCGGACGCCTGCAACATCCGCGCCCCCGCCGCGCCGAGGGCGGACAGGCCGCCCTGTTCACGCTCTTGCGTTGAGCCGTACTGAGCGCCGCCGCCGAGACCCTCGCCAAGGAGCGAGAGGATACCGCGCCCCTCGCGCGAGGAGGGGCCGGCGTTGGGATCGACGGCCGGCTGCGCCGTTTTGCCCGCCAGCAGCTGGTTGATGATCTGGGAGAGTTGCTGGTCGGATGTGGCGGATGTGGTTTCTTCAGCCATTTCATTACACCTTAGAAACCGAGGAGCCCAAGGGAGTGTGGAACGCTGTATGGCTCCACCTGCCCGCCCGGCTTCATCGCCGCCGCCAGGAGATCGTCGCGCCGTTTGTTCAGGAGCTGCGCCAGCTGATCGATCGCCACGCGCCGCATGGGCTGCCCGGCGGGGGCGATCTGCGGGATGGCGGCGCCCTGGGGAGCTTTGTCGGCGGGCTTTTGACTGTCCGCGAAGCCCTTGCTCAGCCCTTGCAGCGCCTTGGTCAGGTCGGCGCCGGAGGACGTGCTCGTGGTGTCGGTACCGCCCGCGTAGGTCGGGTAGAATCCCGAGACGGAGGACATGCCCCAGTTGCTGTTATTGAGCGACCCCGCCGGGAGTGAACCGGCGGTGGAGGCGAGGGACAGGTCGGGGTCGGCGTAGGGGATGTAGTCAGCCATCAGCTCAATGCTCCCGATATCCCGCCAACGACGGCCCCGGCGGCGGCGACATAGGGGTTGCCGGCGCTGACGGCGGCGCCCGTGGTGGCGCCCGACAACGCGCCGCCGAGGATGCCGCCCGCCATGTTCTTGTTCAGGGTCTGCTGCTGCGTGTTGAACCCGGTGCCCTGCGTCGAATAGGGCACGCCACCGACCGCCCCCAACAACAGATCGAGGTTCTGCACCGGCCAGCCCTGCTCATCGAGGTATTGGCCGTAGCCGGCGTTATCGACCCGCTGACCGTAATTCTGCTGATCCGCGCCGATCGCCTGCAACATGGATGCATCGGTCTTGCCGTAGGTCTGTTGCGCCGTGGCGGCCCCCGGCAGCCCAGCGGCGGCGGCGAGGCCCGCGTTCAGGTTGGTATTGGCGATACCCTGCCCCGCGGCGGCCGCGTTGGCGTATCCGGCGGCGCCGAGGTTGGCGAGGCCGGTGGCCGCGCCGTAGCCCTGCTGGCCCGCCTGGAGGCCCAGCTGGGTGCCGGAGTTGAGCGCCTGGCCCCAGCCGGTGTTCAGCATCTGACCTATCTGCTGCTGCGTCCCGAGTAGCGTCTGGGCGTCCGAGACACCCTCGGCCACGCCCTGGCGAGAGCCGCCGAAGGCGCCCGCGTTGGCGGCGTTGCCCGCGATCTTCTGGCGCGCGATCTCGCGCGCCTGCTCGCCGGCGGCCAGCGTCGGGTCGATGACGTTCCGGGCGTAGGGCGACATCAGGGTGGCGGCGTTCTGACCGACCTGTTGAGCGGTGGCGGGACCGCCGTTGAGATAGCCGCCCAGCAGTCCCTGGGCGGGGTTCATCACGTTCTGGTTGAAGTTGCCGTAGAGGCTGTTGGTGTTGGCGTTGACGCCCCCGGCGGTGATTGGAGCAGCACTTCCGACGAGGCGGCCGTAGGCGTCGAGGGACTGTCCGAAGGCCGGCGCGCCCTGGCCCTGGAGGTCGCGCACCTGCTGATACGACTGGAGCGTGTCCGCCGATTGCGGCGCGACCATCTCTCCCGTGTAAGGGGTGTAGGGGCGGTTCGACAGGTCCTCGGCGCGGGAGACAGCGTTTTGGCCGGTCTGCGCCAGCCAGTCGGGAATGACCTGAGAGGTGTTGGTGGTCGCCGTTGTTTCCTGCGGCTTGCTCTTACTCATGGCATCACCAGCGGCTTGTGGAATGTGAACATATACGGTTTCCACCCCAGCGGGGCCGCGACCTTGCCCCAGCCCTTCCGCCCTGTCGCCGTCGCCACCGTGCAGCCCTGTTCGAGAGCCCACGGCACGATGTCGCGATCGAGCGCGAGACAGTCTTTCAGGCCACCTGAGATAAGCCAGTAATGCACGGTTTTAAGACGCGGAAAGGTGTGTATCTCAGTCAGGATACTGCCGTCGCCGCTTTCCCAGAACTGGGCTTCACCTTTACGCACGAGGTCGATCACGTCCTGAATTTCATGGGTGTTGCCCCCGTAATCGAGGGCCTTTTGTAGTCGCGCGCGTTTCTCTTCGCTCGATAACATTACCTGACGGCGCCAGCGAAGATCGCCAGCGCGGAGCCAGCGAAGAACAGACACCAGAGCAGGACAGAGCAGCGTGTCATGTCACGATACGATCCAGAAGCATTGATCCCATCGGCGTCACCCGGATGCGCCACACGCTGCCATCGCTGGCGCGGATGTTGACCGCGTCGAAGGTCGGAATGGGGTCTGGGAGCGGAACAGGGATCGCCGCCGGAGGTGGAGTGAGGGTGAAGGATTCCGGCGTGGATCGTTTTGGAAGTGTCATACCTGTTCTCCTGGAGCCTGTCTCATGGCCACCACTTCCCGAAAATCACACGGAAAGGCACGAAAACCATGAGCCATAGCAAAACCGGCGTAAGCATGAGGAACGCATAAAACATACGGTAATGGCATTTCGTCATATCCGAGGGACCTGTTCCGTATGGAGAACACCGGCGTCATCTACCGTTAAACGGTAGGTCGAGCCATCCGGCGCGATGAGCCCCACGAACCGAAAGGCCGGCCCCGCCAGACCGGCATTGGCTTTCCGATTCAGTTCAGTGGCGATCGCCGCCAGCCGTTGGTCGAGATCGCCGCCCTCGGGGACGGTGAACGGCGCGGGCGGACGAGAGACAGGGCGGACACTCATCAGCGCCTTCCTCCACCCTTCATCTCCAGCCTCGGGCGGCCAACGGCCCATGGCCCGTCTGATGTCGCTTCCATTCTCATGCGGATGGAGCGTCCCGAGAATCGCATGTCCATCAGGCCGCCGTGGATGACGGTGTAGAGGCCGGTGTCATACTCGCTCTCGACATCGTGCGGCTGCTCGCGCGGGAAGAAACGATAACCCAGGACATCTGGCGGCCCATCGGCGTCGAAGACGAGTTGAGTAACGTGCAGACGTTTGTCGCCCTCGCCGGCGACGATATCGCCGCTCTCGGCGTAGATCAGGCCGAGGGGCGCGCGGGGGATGCCATTCTCGGTCCAGCCGTATTCGTGGAGATAGAGGCCGCCTCCGGCGCCCAACGGGCCGCCGAGGACCGGGTAGTCCATCGTCCCGCTCGGGTCCGCCGCCGTGCGTGTCCTGACGCCGATCGTCCATGGGCGCGCCGGATCGGCGAAATTGAGCGCGAGATAGCGATTGGTTTCAAGTGATCCTTCGTCCGCCCAGTCCCACCAGAGTTCGGAAAAGGCGGGATTGGGACTACCGAAAATCCGGCCGACCATGTCTCTGTTGATGAGGCTGTAGAACCAGTCCTGCACCGGGCACGGCAGCGGCTGCACGTTGCCCTGATAAGACCAGAAGGTTTGCACGCCAGGCCAGGCATGAAACGAGCCGATGCCGACGACGGCCCTTGGCGAGATCGGCCCGCAGCCGGTGGCGATCTGACTGATGCCGTAAGCGTAAGGCGCGCCGACGTAGACCATCTTATGCGCGTCGTTGGCGGTGAAGATCAGGATGCCGTCCGAGACCTTCACCGCCGTCATCGCGTAGCTCTGGGTGACCAGCATCTTGTCGCCGGCGAGGTTGGTGACATCAGCCAGCCAGACGTTGGGGTTCTCCTGATCGCTCCAGGCGATCCTGCGTGGGTCTCCGCCAGCGGCGAGCAGCACCACATGGCGCTGGTCGGTGACGATGACGCCCCTGTTCTGAGTGGGCGCGCCGGCGACGATGACGGGCAGCACCGTTGGCGTGAGCGGGGTCCAACGATACAGCTGGCCGTCCTGGGTCGGCACGACCAGCAGATCCTCGCCAAATGTATCGAGGCTCCAACGATCGCCCATCGTCGCGGCGATATCGGAGGGGCCGACATCGGACGAGGTTCGCGCCGTGCCGTATGCCTCCTCGCCGTAGTCCCCGCGGCCGTAGCCGGTGGTGGACGTGCCGGGCGGATCGAGCGGGCCAACCCCCGCCGGTGTGATGTCGTGCAGGGCCTGGGTATCAAAACGATAGGCGAACAGCTTGCTGTCCGTCCCGGCGACGGCCCAGCGCACGCCCGCGTTGTCGTGCCAGGTCAGCATGTCGCGCGGGAGGTCGGGGAAGACGGCGCCGACCAGCGCGACGTTGCCGCCGATCGGTTGCAACTGCCCGCCCCGGAAGCGGACCATGTTGGAATCATACCACCGCCCAGGCGTGGCTTCAGGCGTCGCGTTTCTCACGATACCTGGGGGAGGGGCCTGGGCGACGCGGGGCACGGCTAGTGCGGGCCGCGCGACGGCGCCGACAGCATCCGCGCGCGTGGCGTCTCGAACAAGGAACGGAGCGCGGCGATCTCCTCGCGCAGGTTCTCGATCTCCTGGTGCGTATCGGGTGAGGTTGGCGCGGCGGCGATGTCGGCGGCGGTGACGATCGCCGCTTCCTGGCCCGCGTAGATGATCTTGGTGACGGTCAGGGACGGGTTCAAAATCGGGAACGGCGCGCCGCCGCCGCCGAGGCTGACGTTGTGCAGGTGGATACCATCGCCATAGATGGGGTGCGTGTGGTCCCCGACGGCGAGGACGTTGTGGGCGTGTATGCCCTGGACATCCACCGAGTGGGCGTGGCCGCCGCCACCCGCCGTCGTGAAGGTATGCGCGTGAAACCCGTTCGGGTCGTCCGCGACATTGAACGCCACCGCACCGAGGCCCCACACCGCGCCGGAGCCGCCGCCGCCTCCCGTCGATTGCGGGATAGCCACGTTGTGCTGATGCGTGCCCGCCCCGTCCGTCGTGCCGGTATGCGTGTGGTCACCAACCGCGCCGATGGTATGGATGTGGCCGCCCTGCGAGTCGGTCGTGTGCGTGTGGCCGCCCCCCGCCTGGGTCGTCGCGAAGTGAGTGTGATAACCCTGGCTGTCGGTCACGAGATTGTAGTTGGGCAGGTGCGTCTGGCCGATATGATTATAGACATTCCCCTGTGTTTCGGCGAAATTGAACGTCCACGTCCCGCCCCCTCCGTCGGTGACCGTGCCGGGGCCAACCGTTGATCGGCCCGTCGCGCGCGGAAGCGCGAACGTCGTTGAGCCGTCGCCGGCGCCCCAGTAGGCGCCGATGACGGCGAACAGTTTACTATATGTCGTTCTCGAAACGAGGCGACCATCGCAAATGAGCCAGCCTGATGGCGCCGTGGGACCGGCGAAGTCGGCGATCATGCCAACCACGCAAAATTGGCTGACGAACTGGTCGAGGATATCAGCGTTCTGATTCCACTTCGTCCCCCACGTATCTCTTGATGCCCCAACCTCGGGCTTGACCAGTCCGAGGGATAAAGTATAACTATCCGCCATGGAAAACCTCACGACTGAAGACGAACGGCGCGAAGCCAAACGAGCGTATATGCGCGCTTATCAAAAAGCGAACCCTGACAAGTTTCAGAGCTACCGGGATAAACAGGATAAAACGAAGAGAGCGGCATATAATCGCGAATACCACGCGGCCAACAAAGAGCGTCTGAAACAAATCGCGAAGGAATGGCGTGAGAAGAATGCGGAGAAAGTTCGTACCGATCGAGCGCGATATAAAGACGCTCATCGAGAGAAGATCAATGCTGAAGAGCGCACGCGATACCATGCGACAAAGGCGGAGAAGAGCCAGACGCCAGAGTGGAAAGCACGAATTAAGCGCAATAACATGGCTCGTCCCGCGAAGGTTCTCGCGCGGAACGAAATTACCCTTGGCCGTGTAAAACCCGCCGTGTGCGAAGCGTGCGGCGGTAATGACGGCGGTATTGTTTTCGATCACTGCCACGAGCATGGCCACGCCCGCGGTTGGCTATGTGACCGATGCAATGTCGCGTTGGGATGTCTCAGAGACAACATTGACCGCCTTCACAAGCTGATCGCGTATCTGGAGCGGACGAAAGATCCGTGGTGAGCATCTACTTCACGCCCGCTGGTGGGTGGTTCGCGTCGTTCGTCACCCCGGCCGGGGCGTCCGAGCTGTCATCGGTCGTCGCGACGAACCAACCCGCGCCGGTTGGGAGTTTCACCCGCCAGCCGGCGATGCCGCTCGTGCGGTTGTAGCCCATCCTAAGCACCCAGTCCCGGTAGGTGCCGTAGGAATAGCCGGTGTGGGGGCGGTTGGTCTGCGGCGCGTAAGGCGCCTGGAAGCCCTGCACGATGGCGCCGTTGGCGGCGCGCCATTGCGGGTTGCCTGTCGGGGTCTGGGTCATTTGGCCAGCGGTGCTGGGCATTGTTGGTTGCTCCTCAGAGATCAGCGGATGCGGTGTAACCATTTACAGAGACCTGACTGCCCCCCGCCGCCGTGAAGGTCGTCGTTAACTGGAAGGCGTTCGCCGACGCGGCGCTCGCGACGACAGACGTGACATTCACGTTTCCCGATGTTCCTGCAATAACAACTGTCGGTGGCGCACGCATACCGGGCAATGCCAGCACTCTGTTTTCCGTGGCTCCCGGTGCCCAGGCGTTGAACGTAATGATAAAACTCAATGGCTCGGCATGATAGAAACGACGACAGTTCGCTAAATCATAACGCGGATCAGGCTTCTCCAATGGTGTCGCCACGGTTCCGATCTCAAGTTGCACGCCCCACAACACGAACGTCGCGCTTTGCACGCCGATGCCGCCAGCGAATGTGTTGTTCGTCGCGCCGCTGGAAAAGAACAGTGCGAGTCGCGTGTAGTCATTGCCGTTGGCGCCAAAACTAAAACCCGAAGCACTCGGTACAGTATGAGTTACTGAATAGCGCACGGGGGTATTTGTTAATGGCCCGACAGCGATACCATTGACAGCCACGGGTGAGTGGGGTGATCCACCTGTGCCGAATTGTTGTTGTAAGGCGACACCAATACGCGGCGCGCCCGCTGTCGCATATGCCCAGAACGAAATGGTTATGGTCTTGCCAGACAACCGTCCCACGAACTCGACAGGCTGTGACACGGAACTAAACGCGCCCGCACCCCCATTTCCCGCGACGGAGACAACCATCGCGTTATTGGCGTTTTCATCACCAATAGCCGCTTGTTGTGGCGCCCCAAATTGGGTGGGTTGAACACCAGTACTATCGAGGGACAAATCCAACCGCCAACGATCGAGTGTGTAAGAATTATTCGTCGTGAATGGTCCCCCGCCACGTTGTTGGATGTTGAACATCGAATTGTGGATCAGGTTGCGCCCGATACCGACGACCGCGCCCGGAGGACCAGCCGGTCCCGGCACCGTGCTGGCCGCCCCGGCTGGACCCGCCGGGCCTTGCGGCCCCTGCGGTCCTGTTGGGCCAGGGGTGGTGCTGGCCGCCCCCGTCGCGCCGGCGGGACCTTGCGGCCCTGTCGGCCCCGCGACGCCCGTCGCCCCGGCGATACCCTGCGGGCCGGTTGGTCCGGCGACGCCTTGCGCGCCCGCATCACCCTTCGGCCCCTGCGATCCGGTCGGCCCCGCCGGACCTTGCGGTCCCGCCGGCCCCTGAATGGGACCCGCGTTGACCCACGCTCCAGGCGGCACGGTCCAGATCCACATATCGCCCGTGGCGGTGACGATATAAGCGTCTCCAGCGGCGTTCCCGGTGGGCGGCAGGGCGCCGACCGTGGCCACCTGGCCCTTGACGTTGATGCCGGTCCCCGCCGCGCCGGTGGCGCCCGTTGGCCCGGTTGGCCCGGTTGGCCCCGCGGCGCCGGGGGCGCCGGGAGGCCCTTGCACGCCTTGCGCGCCCGGCGTGCCGGGAGACCCTTGCGCGCCCTGATCCCCTTTTGGCCCCGTCGCCCCCGCCGGTCCCTCCGGCCCCGGCGGGCCGACCGCGCCAGAGCTGATGGCCAGGTCGAGTTTATCAGCGTTCTCGTTCCAGTGCGTCCCCCACATATCGTCGTCGGCGCCGGAGATCGGCTTCTTGAGACCGAGATTAGGGGTCGTGCTGTAACCGCTCATGGGGCCGCCCACACGCCGGTCTCGCACGGCGGCGCTGGCGACCAGTTCCCGCTCTCGCAGCCGCCAGGCGGCGCCCAGGCGCCTGTCTCGGGCGGAATCGGCTTCATCCAGTCCTTATACCGCTCGTAAAGGCCGGCGCCGTACGGACCGAGGCCGTAGGGACGTGGCTTACTCACGGCGGCGCATCACCCAGCCAGATCCCCAGGACATCGGCGCTGGCCTTCGGGTCCGCGTCCTTCATGTCATGTTGTGTTGGATCAAATTCACCCGCTGGCAGGGCGGATCGGATATGCACGTAATAAAGGGTTGGGTCGCCCTTCGCCGGGACCTGGACGATGTCGCCATTGAGATCGGTGTAGCTGGTCGCCGCACTACCGGGTCGGCCATACCACACATCGGGCGGTGGCGTGCCAATCGGCGCATTCGGATCGGGATACACGATGTTACCACTCGCATCGCGTGGATCACCGAGTGCATCAACTCGATTAGTGGTATCGCTTTGTAGTTCGGCACGCAACGTAGCGATACCATCCACACCAGCGACAAGCGCGGTTACTGGAAACGTCAGGCGATAGTCGGTCATGTTGTCACCTGTTGCATTTCGGTGTCGGACAACGCGCGGTTCCAGTAGTTCACGCGGCGGATGTAGCCGTTCGCTATATTCGTTCCATCAACCGATGCCTGACCAAATCGCAACGTCGTGAATGTTGACGGTGTGGAAACAACCGCTGACGCCTGCCCTGTCACACCACCAAGCGCGGAGCGTGATCCAGACGCGGCATACGTCATCCCGGCACGGAACACGTTGCCCGGTATCATCGTGCCAACATTGAAACCAGTTACATCAACAGTCGCATCCACCCCGGCGGAACCATTGACCGAGAACATACGCAGCCAGGGGATAGCCACGTTCGTGCCAAGCGTGAACAAACCACGGAAACCAGAATTACCATTCGGTGGTAGCAACGTCTCGGCGACAATCGTGCCATCTGTTCCGCTATACCAACTCACATTCGTCGGCATCGTCGCGACATCAGCCGCGCGTGTCACACTGACACTCGTCGTTGGAATGTAGCTGGTCGGGAACGCGCCAGCCTCAAAACTCCACCCCCACCACGATGCGTTAAGTGAGCCCTGATTAACGAATACAAATATTCCCGCCTGATTTGTAAGGCCGGTAAACTCACTTACGATGCTCACGGCGGGATGACCGCGTGTGATGCGTTGCCATCCCGTGCCGATCAACGCCGGGTTAACCGTCCATTGTCCGTTCGCGGTATTGACCGGATTGGCGACAACCAGCGTCGGACTACCTGTCGCGCTTACGACATTGATCCAGAAACTCGGCTCACCGCGCGTTCCCGTGGCCAGTGTAACTATCTGATAGAAACTTGGACCAGACGACAGACCGAGGTTAATTGTCTGCGCCGTTGTCGTTCCGTCAGGCGCGGCGACCGTCGCTGTCACAACGGGACTACCAATCTTTGTCCATGCTGATTGCGTAATATCGCGCGACCACAGAATGAGATTCGTCCGCGCTTCCTCGATCAACAAACCACGCAACACACCGTTCGCGTAATCCCATCGCGGTGCGTTGGTCGCCGCCGTCTGTATGACACCGCTCGCGTCGGTATACGTAGCGGATGACGCGCGTGTGAACGTGATGCGCGGATCGAGCGTGCCGGGTTGCATGAAATCGAGTGACAGCGTGGGACCGGCGAGCGTTGTCGCGCTAATCAGTTCAGCCTGTGACAACTGGCGCGGCCAGTAGCGTGTGCGGCGTGCCCATTGGTTCACGAGGGGCTGATAATGCACATAATAAGCAATACGAAGATCGGTGATAACAGGAAGTGACGCGGCTGGTCCTGTCCCTACAACTGTAGTGGGCGCGCCATTATGTGCCCCACCCATGTTGGCGTTGAGTGCCCACGATGATCCACCGCGGTGTATTGTGTTGATCGGAATTAGAATATTCGCGGGATAGAACGTCTCAGCTACTAACACACCAGCCGCCGCCGAGACGACACTGCTTATCTGTGGAACAGCCACTCCCGCGAACTGATCGGGATAGATATAGTCAGCATTAATATCTGTCCCCGTGAACGAGATCGGCGAGCCATAACTGGCTTGCGTTCCCTCCAGAATGTATTCATGCACCAGACTACCCTGTGTCTGGCTGAACCCCGTCACACTCGCGATGGGATAGCGCAACACATCAGCCGCCCGTGTAACGCTCACACTCGTGGTCGGAATATGACTGCTCATGTATGGCAGCGCCTCGACCTGAGCGCCCCACATGAACAAGGTTTGCGCGGGCTTAATGCTTTGCGACGTATCCCTGATATCGATACCGATCTGGAAATACCACACACCGGCGGTCAACGCGGGTGTGGTCAAAGTGAACCGTTGCCACGTTGTTGTTAATGTAACCAATAACCGATAATACAAAACACCATCCGGTGTCGTCATTATATAAAGCTGTTCGCCCCCGACATTCCCCTTCATCCATATACTGAAAGTGTATGGAACAGCGGTCACATTAAGACCTTGAGCCAGAACGGTATTGGCCGCCGATGGAAACGCGGCCCTGTCTCCGGTCATCGTGCCGTCAGGAGAAACTATTTGGTTGATGGTAATGACAACCGGATTGAGATTATTATCCCATAACGAAACATCGGCACTGTTCAACCAAATATTCGTGCTCGCATCCTCGAGCAACAAACCCTTGAGTTGCAACGTCTGTGGATCGTAATCGAAACGCGGCGTGTTGATCGCGGCGCCGACAAGCACACCGCTCGCGTTGTAATACGTGCCGGTCGATGCGCGGGTGAACACCGCGCCGGCGCCGAGGGAGCCGGTCAGGAAGTTCTGGTCGAAGCTGGCGCCGCCGGCGCTGGCCGCGAGACCGCCACCGGACAGAGAGACCGCCTGACGGGAGAAGTATTTACACCAGCCCTGGGGACTGACGGGACCGATGACCTTGCCGCAGGCGCGAGGGGCGACGAAGAAGCGGCAGTAGCCGCATTTCTCCCGGCCGCCCGCGTCGGTGTAGCGCGCGGCGCTTTTGGCGACGCGGTGAACGATGTAGCTCATCAGAAAGATACCAGTTCAGCCCTGAACGGGGCTCCACTCATATCGCTCGATTGTTTCCACAAGTTCGCCCTGGTCACCACCTGTTGGAACTGCGCGTCGGCCTGGGCCGCGCGATCATCATCCAACTCGAACAGCGCACCGTGTTTGATCACGCCCCAAAGGTAAACCGCGTAGAGCTGCTCCAGGACCGGGTTGGTGTCGGACGGCAGCAGGAGCGGCTTCGGCTTCGCATACCACTCCATGATGACGACCTGGGGCAACCAGGTGGGGTCAGGCGGATCAGGGAGGATCGGATGAGGGAGAAACTCGATGCAGTCTCCCGTCAACCGGTAGGACGTGCAGACCTGACCGACCGCGCCGACCACGGCGCCCTCTTGCCACGCACTGGACTGACGCCCCACCCAGTGTCCGCTCCAGGCGTCCTTGAGCCGCAACATCTCGCCTGATGTGGCATCGCGGATCGACGCCATGGTGGCGAAGTCAGCCGGCAGAGTGATGTAGGCGCTGTCGATCGCCTGCACGCCCGATGTGATCTGACATCGGGCGCGCAGGGTCTCGGCGATCTCGGTCTCGACCATCAGCACCCAGCCAGGGATAAGCGAGGCTACATCACGACGATTGAGCCACTGTTGAACGTCGTCCTGGAGCTGCTGATAAGAGGCCACCTACTTCTTGTCGTTCTTCTTGTCGGCCTTCTTATCATCGTCATCATCGTGCTGGCCGCGTGGTGGCGTGGTCGAGGTGGACTGCTGCGGGGCGGGATGCAGGCCCCCTGCTACCGGCGGGTCGTTCTCGCCAGGGGCCGGACGATGTTGGCCCGCGCCGCGCGCGGTCGCATCCGGCGGCGGGGTCGGATCGAACACCGGATTGCCGGGGGACTGGACGCCATCGGCGGTATGGAAAGGCTGGGTCAGGGACTCCTCGGCGATCGTCCCCACCCTGATCCGCTCCTCCGCCGCCGCCATCGCGGCGGCCACCGGGTCGTCGGCGTCGGGATAGAGCTTGCCCAGGAGGGAGCGGTCGAAACCATCGACCAGGACGGGTTTCAACGGGCCGAGGGGTTTGATCTCGGTCATGCCGTCCTCGGTGCCGGGCAGCATCCCGATGCCGGCGAGCGGCACCGTGCCGACGCCCGCCGTGCTGCCGGGCGGCATGATGCTGCCGCGGTTCATGTTGGGAACAGCGTCAGGGCCGATCCCCGGTGTGCGCCGCATCGGCGCAGGGGGTGGTGTGGTGGTCGAGGTTCCGCTGGCCATTAAAGTTTACTCCGATCATCGGTTCGGAAGACGCAGTTGTCCGGGTCGTCCAACCAGGCGTTCAGCGCCTTCTCGTCGTCGGTAATCCCCAGTTTCCGCAGGCGGTTCCAGACCACCAGCGGGATGCGGGCGACGTGGACGGTGTCGCGCCTGACGTGGGGGTCGAAGTTCGATGCGATCGTCTTGGCGCTCTCGGTGATCGCTTTGGTGTCCTGGGAGTGGACGAACAACAGCCCGCCGTCCTCCCGCTCCACCTCGGTATGGCGGAGCGTGACAGGGTCGTGACTTTCGTAAAGCAGGTTACCCATGGGCGCGTTCCATGGTAGAAACGGAACGCCGCCGGCCGTTGGAAGCCGGCGACATTCCTGACCTCGATCCTCTCGCGAAGGACCAAAGGCTATGACATCTATCAACGAAGATGAGCGCGCCGCCAGGGCGAAAGAGATCACGCGCGCCTACAGCAAGATGTATGCGGACAAAAACCGTGAGCGCATCAGAATAAGAGCCCGCGCGCGTTATCTGGAGAAGCGCGAAGAGCTTCTTAAACAAACCCGTCCCCGCGCCGAAGCCTGGCACAAGGAAAACCCGGAAGCGACCAAAGAACATAAGCGCCGTTATCGCGAAAAGAACCGCGAGAAACTCCGGGAAGCCAGTCGCCACTATATCAGAGACGAAAACGGCGAGGTAAAGCCCGAGCACAAAGAGCGCCACAGACAGAACAACATCAAACACATCATGGATCTGGAGGCGCTGGCTGGGAGGCCGCGTCCAGAGACATGCGATGTATGCGGCAACCCTCCCGACAAAGGAAAGTCGCTGCACTTCGATCATTGCCATGCCCACGGCCATTTTCGTGGCTGGCTTTGCCGAGGATGCAATTTGATCCTCGGCTACGCCAAAGACGAACCGAGCCGGTTGGCGAAGCTGATTGACTACCTCAACCATACAGCATACAACCCTGACTGGTGGTAACTACAATCACTGGTTTAGGTCAGCGATCCAGGCGTGCGCTTTTGGTGCAGTTGGACGTAGACTACCCTCAAAAAGTACTGCACCCTGTGTGTTATCACCGGTACGGGCGAAATCAAGCTCTATGACATCGCGTCCAGGTAGTGGCGCCAGTTCGACATAGTCGGTGGAGACCAGCAGGATCTGGTTGGCGGGACAGAAACGATCAGGCGCCAGTTGGATCGTTCCGAAGTTGGTGCGGTAGACATCGACCGCGCCCATGATGGTTACTTCTTGCGATGACGTGACGTTCTGGATGTTCTGCGCCACCACCGCGTTGCCCGTTCCACCCTGGGACAGCGTGGCGAAATACGCCTTGATGTTGCCCGACATGATGCCGAGCGTCGGCTTGCCGCCCGCCTGCCACGCCTGCTGCACGGCGGCGTCGAGCATCGCCAGCGTGAGGTCGCGCTTGGTGCCCGGCGTGCCCGCGTTGGACCCATCGCCGACCGGCATCACACCCGCGCCGGCGCCTCTGGAGCCATTGGCGCAGTAACAGGGAAGACCGCTCATGTGGCGCGGATCGGTGATGGTGCGGACCAGCGGCGACGTGATGGCGAACTCCAGGTCGCGCTTCACTTCCATTCCACGCAGGATCAACTGGCGATCGTATTCGTCCTCGCCGCCGACCATATCGACCGAGCGCAGCGTGTTGGACACACCCACCGTGCGGACGAGGATCTGGGCGATGTTGTTCATGCGGACGGGTTTCGTCACCGCCTGCATACTGGCGGTGAAGCCCTCGGGTTGGGCGTTATCCGCCACGACCCCAAGCTCCTGGACGACCCATTCGGTGAGGATTTGTTTCGCTTCCACACTGGGAATGGCGGAAACCAACGGAGTCTCATCAGGGTCGATCTGGAAGATCACATCGCGGAGATCTTCCTTAACTCCAATGGCGGCCGGCTCTAAATACGTGTTCGCCGGCGCCGCGCCCATTGATCCAAGGGCCATGTCGCATGTCTCCAACGCTGGCGCGGCGCTCCGCATGTCTTTCCATGGGGAGCCGCTCGCGCGGTGAAACCGATGATGGGGTTGGTTTCGCGTTGGTCTC